ATTTATAATAGTGAATACAGCAACATCTCTACCACCTTGTAAATTATTAACCTGTCTAGTTAGCTCAGTATAATCTAAATTTGTAAATGTACCAAGTGAATTATCCCATTTTCTAAACCTAACAGATAAATCATTATTTTGCGTACTTTCTAAAACTAAAGATGCTGTTATTTCAAACTCTCTAGGATTAACCCCTAAGTGCGTAAGTTTGCCATCAGCACTAGCCTCAAAATGCTCCAAACCACTACCGGTAAAAATCCCCTCTAATGTGTAGTATGTAGAACCAGCAGCAATAGTAGTTAATTCCTCACTTGTTATCTGAGTAGTACCACCAACAAATGTGTTTGGTAATCCGTTATTTCCTTTCCAATAACAAGGTTCTTCTTTTTTATCTATGTTAGGTGTTATATTTGTATCATTTGCAGCATATACACCTCCCCTCGTTATCTCACACCCCTTTAATTGTAACGTGCTTGAGTTAGGAAAGTTCAAAGCCTGAAAATCTAATAAAGGCTGTAACGTACCTAAATCACAATTTATATCACTTAAAAATCTACTCCTCATCTCAAACAAAGTACCCTCTTTAAATAATGGCTCTGTTGTTGTGTTATCCATATTCCTAACAATACTTGTTGTGATTCTGTAACCACCCAACCAAATACCGTGTAATGTCAAACTAGGCGAACCACCAAATCTACCTGTACCTGTTTCTAAACCTTGCCTATATTCGTATATATCACCTAAAGAAGTACAATCTATATAATTAATCCTTTGAAACTCAAAAGCATTAAATCCAGTTGCATCATACAGTTCATACACTTTAGAAGATGTACCTGTAACACTCACATAATAATCAAACCCCAACAAGTTACCACTACCTATAGCAATGCTCTCAGAAATAAACATTGTGTAGTTATTCTCGCTAGAAGTTAAACCACTTAAATCAAAAGAATACCCCCTTATTGTCATACCTGTAGTTGGTACTGTTATTTGAGTTGTACCCATATCAATAACACCATCTAAAAAATATTCTTTTGTGCTATCTATTGTACCACCTAAAGTAGTGTCTTTATTTGCTTGGGTGCAAACTATAATATTATCTAAATAAATCTCATTAAAGTTATCATTAACTTTTATCATTGCAGTCCTTAAAGGGTCGCCTGTACCATCGTTTGCTGTTGTACCTACGTCTATTGTTTGTTTAGCCATTGTCTGATGTTATTATATTGTTATCTACTGTTATGTTTGTATTATCTACTGTTACAAGTTTATTTGTTTGGAATAAGTTTATATCTGAATAGCTAGAAAAACCATTAATTCTAACTATCATATTTCTTAAAATCCCATCGTTATTTTCGTCAAAGTCTACACTTAAATTATTATTGCTAGATGTAGCAGTTGCCCAAGACGTGCCAAATCCTGTATCAACATAACTTATTGATGTGTTATTTAATCCACCTACTTGAATAGTAACTACCTTTGATTCCCAATCTGTATAAATACTGTTTTGTGTTGGGGTTGGTTCTCCTATTGATAATTCAAAATTGTTTATTAATGTGAGTGTAGTTTCACCACTTAATAAGTTATAACTATATTTATCAATCCTATAATAGTTTCCTTTAATATATAATGTATCGTTTAACTCTAACTTGGTAATTATATGTAAAGGTAGGATAGCTTTAAAAACCCAATTACGCTTTTTAATATTAAATATAGACTGCACATAATTTTGGTAATGATTCGTGTATAAGTTATCTATTAAAGCTTCTCCTGTGTAAGTACTAAACTCAGCATTAAAAACTAATGAATAAGGGTACACTCCACCGTTTCCTAAACTATGGAAAGGCATATTAATTCCAAAGTTTAACGATTCTTTTGTAGTGCCATTATAAAAGCCTATCCTATTATTAGTATCTACAAATGTAAGATTGTAAAATATAAAAGGCTTTGTTTTTATAGGTTCTAATTCTTCATCTATAATTGCACCGTATTGTATATTAGTTTGTATTCCTGTTTGTAAGTTTGGTAAACGTTCATAAACTATCTGCTCAAATGGCAAAATAAATTCTAGCTTTTCACCATCTAATACTTTAGAATCTGGGTCATTCATATCCTCACGAAGTATCACTTCGCTATCTCCATAACCTCTTTTGTAAGTCTTTTCAAATTGTGCAGCTAATATTGTCTGAGGTTCTGCAAACTTTAAATTTATTTCGTTTAATAACTTACCTCTACTTACATCAAACTTATCAAAGTTTATATATTTATTAACGTCATAAACCTCACCATCTGAGTAGTAACTTGCTAAACTATCTATATATAATACACCATCTTTTTGAGGTATTACAACCAGCTTAAACATACTAAACAAACCTTTTAGAAAGTCTATTATTGTCATCTTTGGCAATTCCTCAGCTATCTTAATTAGATTTTCATTTGTTATAACAATATTGGCTTCTGAAAATAGATTGTAATTAGTTTGCAAACCTGTAGCTGTTATACCTTGTTTTAATTGTTGTAAAGTTGCTGTATATTTAAACTCTTCCGCACATCTTATATTAAAATATATTTCATAAGTACCCTCACCCTCTATAACTATCGGAGCAGAACCACCTGTTATATTATCTTGGAAAGGTATTTCTGAATACAATTCACCATTAACATACATTTGTTGGTAATATAAAACATCTTCATACCCTACTTCTGGTGTTACGTCCAACCTCATTGTTAGCCTTGAAGTTGATTGTAATTCATACGTACCAATATTAGTAACTAAATCCATTTTTTCTAATGGTGGTACATTAGGCACGTTATAATTAAAGTCTACTATTTTAGTTTCTCCACCTGTTGGTTTATCATTATCAGGGTCTAGCCACATATACAATTCAGTAAATTCAGAAGTCCCAAAGAAGTCTCTACTAAATTCTAAATCATATTTTTCTTCTATTGCTTCAATGATTTTAAGTATGCGTAACGATGGCTTTAATTCATTCCATATTAAACCATTACTTCCACCATCAAAAGCTATGTTACCATCACCAGAATCACCACTATCAGGATTGTAATAGCATTGTTTGTTTAGTAGTAAATTATATATTATATCCTTATTAAATAAACCAGATATTAAACCAGTCTTTACATTTAATGAATTATATTCGTGTTCTAAAGCATCAAACACCGAACCACCTAAAGATGTTAATTCATCCTTTCCTAATATATCTTTTAACGATACTAAATTACCAAAGAAATTAATTGTATAACTACTAGGCTTTCCTTTTGATACATTTACTTTTATCAACCTCCATTTACCTACTTTGAAAACAATACCATCTAAATGTATTTCACCTGATACCTTAGTACGTGCATCAAATGTATTATCAATATTAGCATCGTACCAGTGTTTAAATATCTTATTGTTATTCTTACTTGCTGGTACTGTAAAAGTCTTTGTATAGTCCCCTGTGTTCTTAGTTATATCAGAAATATCCAATACAGAAGAATGGACATCAACACTTTCTTCACCTGTTTGGTCTAATTCCTCGTTTTCTATGTATAACTTTGTAACCATTAAATATTATTTATAGTATTGTAGCTAGGCTTGAATCTTATTTCGTAATTAATAAGCCTTTCATTTAGTTGTGTTTTATAACTTAATGATTTGCTTTCAATATTTAAAGGTGTAAAGCTACCATCATACGACCAAATCCTTTCACTTAGTAACATTTGAGTAAATATCTCATTCATTTCTTCATCTACAAACCCACTATTTAAAGTTAAACCCTCTCTTGCTTGTACATTATACCTAATAAATTGGTGGTTTCCTTCGCTTGGTTGCCCTCTATCGCTCTCAAATTCTGTACTGTTTACCTCTATATTATTCTTTTGCTCTTTAAAAAATGTAAATACTTGTTCAGCACCCTCTTTATTTATAAAAAATACATCAACTGGTTGGTATTTACACTCATCTTCTAGCAATAATGTAACGGTTTGACTGTTATATTCTACCTCAATATATTTATCTGTTGTAGTTTCGTTACATTGTACCCAAATATATTGCACTAATTCACTAGAATCAGTTGTAGCAACGTAATTAAATGTTTCATCTATCTCATTATCTGGATAACTTTTAACCGTTGCAACCTTTCCAACTGCTTCATCTATTAAAATAGGTACTACAAAAACACCATCTCTATTTGCTTTATAGTCTTGTGTAGGTATTAGTACATCATTTGTTATTGTTGTTATATTTTTTCCTTCGTTTCCGTAAGAATAACCTAAAGAAATTAAATTTGTAGTTTCTAGTTGTGGTGTGTTTTCTGCTGTAGTTGTAATATATGTGACTGATGTTTTTACCCATAGGTTATTATTAGAATCTAATGTGTTAGTTGTTGTTGTTTCTTGTGGCTCAAATTCTATGAAGTCTGATATTAACCTTGCAATGTTTATTTCATCACTTCCAGTTGATGCTGTAGGATTGTTCTTAGTAGTTGTATAATTTGCTTCTACTGGTGGAGATGCTTTAGCACCATCCCAAACCCAAATAGATAAGGTATATGATACACAAGTTAAACCACTTGCAGGAGATACAAATGGTGTAGATACGTAATATGGACTGTTTGTTTTTATCATTTTATTGTAAATTCTAAGAAGTCATCTACATCTAATGCATACGCTTCAATTAATTCATCTGGTAATTCTTTAAATTCTTTATCAAATGGTTTAGTAAAAAAAGATGTTGTTTCTAATCCTGTATGGAATATGCTTGTGCTAATTGCGTGTAACAATCCCTTTCGCTTTAAAAACTTACCATCTTTTCCTCTTGGTGCTACACCCTTTCTAATACTCCAACTATTTAACTCTGGGAATATAGGAGGTCTTTTATTTTTATATTTAAACTTGCTATTAGTAACACGTTTCTTTTTCCATTTAGTACCATCTGCCTTAGTAC